AGGCCTTCTCTGACATGTTCGCCGCCATAGCTGATGATCTTTTAAAGTCCGGCTTGAGGATGGCAATTAATTCTTTATTTGATTCTATAGGGGGTCGGGGCGGACTATTGTCTAACTTATTTAATAAGGGCGGATTAGCGAAGGGATACGCTAGCGGAGGCAAAGTTGTAGGCGGATCAGGAGTGAGGGATGATGTGCCCGCTTATCTTAGTAAGGGCGAGTTCGTAATGAGAAAAGCGGCCGTTCAAAAATACGGTCTAGACTATTTGGAATCATTAAACTCTGGGTCTACGATAAAAAGACAGGTCGGAGGAGAAGCAGTCATCTTTAGAGGCCAAAACGAATATCTTTACAACGACCCCAAGAGGCCAACTAAAGGAAAACTTGATGTTGACGAAAGACTTTCTATATTAGCCTTAACTGACGAAGACAATCCGCAAAACCGTATCCGCATGGAAAGGGAGGAGAGACTACTAAATTATTTAGCTGATAAAGCAGAATTCGATAGGGAGCAAGCTAAAATCCAAGCTCAATTCAAAGCTCAAAAAAGAAAGAGCGCTCTTGGGGCCCTAATTGGAGCAGGTATATCCTTGGGGTCTTTCGGTATATCACAAAAAATAGGAAAATACAACACGCTAAGAGGCTTTAGAAGTTATATTGACTCGCCCATAAATTATAAAAATCGCAATTCCTCCAAGTATATGGTCGCAGCTCGCGGAGGGCTTGCTGACGATAACGTCCCGGCCTTATTAACTGGCGGCGAATATGTAATACGTAAAGATGCCGTAGATAAATACGGAGTCGGCTTCTTTAATAGACTAAACTCTGGTTCTGCTAGGGGCTTTGCTGAGGGGGGGCTAGTCGGCGGCGTAGCTTCTCCGACGGCTTCATCTGCGGGCGGGGCCAATACAAACAATATTAGCATAACGGTAAATGTGAGCAATGACGGCTCAACTAATACTGGAGCACGAACCGAAGGTAAGGCTGTTAACGATAAAAACGCTAGGGCCCTAGCTGAAACTATCAATAACGCCGTAATTAGAACTATTATAGAGCAGCAAAAACCGGGCGGCTTGCTTTACAGATAATTAAACCATATTCTCAATAGCAAGGCAAGCAGCTAAAGCCTGCTTTCCAGACGGGGGAGGCGCTATAGAAATTTTAGGTAAATTTATATATCCGCTGCCTTGATCTGTAATTTCAATTCTTACGACTTTGCCTCCATCTATGAACGCTAAGGCTTTAGCTGGGGACCCAATGAAAAAGTCTGCCGGGGGCTCTATTTCTACAGCAGGAGGCTCTAAATACCCTTCTCCAGCGTTTATTATAATAATTCGAAGGATATTATTAAATGGATTATATCTAGATATTTCTTCTGCGGTTTTTAATTCGTCCATCCTTAAGTTATCTGGTAAATCTCTAAGAAAATTCTTGAGGGAGATTATGTAATTTTTAAATTTTTCATCATTCCTCTCTAGAGCCATCATGAAGGGAACATCTAGGCTTTTGATGATGCTATTCCTTACTTCTTTGATATTTCTAATTTTTGAAAATTTTAATGATTCAATTGGATCAAAAAAAACCTTTCCATTTTGTAATTTCAAATCAGATGGACCGAGCAATAAGGGAATTTTTAAGTCTTTTGTGTAAAAATGCTGTTTTATACTTTTGTTTCTATTGTGAGAACTTTTTTTAAAAAAGTCAAGAGCTTCTACTTCACGCGTGTGTTCGTCAAAAAACAAGACCTCGTTTGAGCCGTCTTCAAAAAATATTATTAATTTGTTGTTCATTTTTTAAATGATTGTATCCTGCACGTCTCGGTTAGACCAAACTACGCCAAAAAATGCAGAAGTTAAAAAGCCATGATCCACCAGCCTTCCCATGTGGATATCAAAATACTTAGTATTCTTTTCTAACCCGCCGAACCCCTGCCCGAATCCAGCCGGATGATGGTTATATTCTGGGTTATTATCAAAATATGGGAAATAATTAAGGATATAAAAATTATCTGATAAATTGCCCGGGGTAGAATAAATTTTATTAAATATAGGATTTACTATACCATCACCCATTGTTCTGTAATCTCTATTTCTTGCATTCGTACCTATGACGTGGTAATTTCCTTGATATAATGTGCCTTGTGAAGAATATGAATTGTAAATTGCGTCCACCAAAGGCGCACCATTGCTTTGCTTTGAGTAGGGTACGTTAATTTCCGCTTCGTTGAAATAACATCTAAATCTAACCCACTGGAGAAGGCTTGAAAGGGTAAAGGTATAAGCTGCCGGGAAAGCCTCATCCGCTCTAAATACTCCAGCAGCATTTATTACTGGCTCTCCATATCCACAATATTTATCATATGTAACTAAGGTCCTATACCTAGTCTTCTCAATGCTGGTATCATACCATTCGTCATTAACAAAAGTGTATTGTATTCGATTATCGCATCTATATTTTCTAAACCCTTTAAAAAGTCTATAGGGGTGATTGGCATTTAAAGAATCCAAGACTATTGGCACAACCGACTTTATACCAAACCCTTTCCATATACCAGCTTCTAAATCTATTAAGAGCCAAGCCTTATACCCTTCTCCGCCATAGCTTCTAATTTCTGGTCTTATAGCTGGTTGAACAGAAGAGGTTTTTTGATATATTTCTAGCTTAGGCTTGACTGGCGCTAAGTCTGACCATTGTTTGTCAAACGAATCATATAGGTTATATGCTATATAAACTTTTCTTGATTGAGCTAAGACGTTCGCACTAGATGGCCTTACTATAATTGGATTCGTAAACTTCTTAAATTCGAGAACCTCTACGCCAGCCGCATTACATTGTGCTATAGTTTTACCCTCGACCGTGCTAGTGGAAAATGGATTTTCACTTACATAAACAAATCCTCCGGCGGCGTCATTAAAATTAGATGGAATGCTTGTAAAATGGATTTTTATTTCTTTTTCGTAAGAATAAAATGACTCAGTACAATATTCTGCTCCAGCTGGGCAATTATTATTTTCATTTAATAGAATATTTGTAATTCTTGGGTTATTCACCGTCAATATATCATAACCATTTGAGTTTGTAAAATCTGAATCTGAACTAGTTAAGAAATTACCCCCAGCAGAGCTATTACCATTTGAATCGTGAGCCTCCACCACGACATCATATTCTCTTAAAGGAGTTCCTCCGTTAGAGTTTATATTATCTAACAGACTAAATGTATAATTGGGATTTAATGAATCATTTGGTAAAAAGCCCGTAACTTGGAAAAATTTACTTGTGGCCGGAGCGTTGTTAGCTGATTTCGGCCTAAATGATATTCTATAATAAAAATTAGATGCAAAAATTGATCCAGCTATTGTATTGTACGACCAATTAAAATTAAAAGTTGGTGATTCTTGAGAATATATGGACGGAGAAGCATTCTTTTGTCCCGCAGGATTTGTGGAGATTATGTCACTGCTTAATCTTAGATTTTGGACTACTATGTCTTTTATCGGGAAATTGTTTTGGATCAACGGTGTTGAAGCCGAAAGCGCGTCCGATGTTGCATTTGAAGAATTCGCCGCGAAGATTTTAAAGAAATAGTAAATATTATTATCCAATGGAATAAAATTAGATGTTACTACGGTCATGTTCGGCGCCGATAAGTTACCGATTTTATATCTAGAATCAGGCAGTAGAACATTCGTGTCGATGGAATCAGTGTCAAATCCGCCAAGAGACGGATTATTTTCTCTATAATCTCCTTTTTTCCAAGGATTGACGTTGAGAGTGCTTGATTTAGCAAAAACTAAATAATGAGAAAGGGCACCCAAGCTCTGAGTACTTGTGTTAGAATTTATTGTATAATTTATAATCTTCGAATTACCTGCGGAAGTTATATTAAACCCTACAGACTGAGCCGTGGAGGGTATTACGTTAGAATATGAAGAGTCGAAACTCAATCCTGACTCTATGGCCGTAAATTTTAATGGATTAAATTCTATAGCCGAAACTTTATACTTGTTTGATTCTGATTCTTCTACGGAAAGAACTCTAAAAGTTTCATTCCTAGAAGAAAGTTCATTTAAATCTGAGAAGTCAGTTCCAGCACTCGGGAAAGCTTTCCCTTGCTCATTACCAGATACAGATAAAGTCCAAATTGCGCCAGTTAGCAAAGAATAACTCGTTGTATCGGGAAATTGCGGGTTTAAATTAATAACGGTGCTATTATCCCCCACGGATATCTGGCTTCCTTCTAAATAGAAATTCTGAACCTGTCCTCTTCTAATATTTTGTGTATCATTTGAGCTCGAAAGGTCGACTATGCTAGTATCATAAAAAAATGATGGGGTAAGTATTGAAAGGAAATATTTCTTCGAAGCGTCTATCCCCGGCAAGTTAGAATCGAGAGTAACAGTTTTTGACGTAGAATTAAAGTCAGATAACCTTCCCCCCCTTCTTCTTATGTTACGGTTTTGATCAGAAATGGAAATTACATCTCCGGGTCTAAGATAATTGGCTTCTAGCCCGGCAGAAAAGGAAACGGTTTCTGTTTCTAGATTTTCCGTGAAGAGAATCCATTTGCCGAGTCGACTAGCTTGTCCTCTACTCGTGCAACCAAAGGCCGCCACTTCGCTTTCTTTGATTCCATTTTTTCTTATGCCATCTACATCTTCTACGTACTCTATTGAAGATTTATAGAAATTAGATTTATCATTGTATCTAACGATGGCGACGTTGCGTCTAGCTTTCGAGCTGCTGCTAGAATACATGAACTCCCCATCTTCCACGTTGGCATTTGTAAATTGATAAATTGGATTTTTCTTTTCGTTATCTTGATTTATATAAATATTTCCTGCGGCATAATAAGCAATGCCACGGAAAATACTGGCCATATCATTAATCACTTTATAAGCTTCTTCTCTTGATTGAAGCATTAAATTGCATGTAAATCTTGGTTCTATTCCTCCAAATCCGTCTGGCACCAAAACGTCGCAATATTGACCTATTTCATATAGCGTCCATTTATCTACGAATTGAGAATCAATATATTTACCTAATCCATATCTGGAATTCGTAACTAAATCATAAAAACACCAAGCAGGATTATCGCTCCACGTCTTATCAGCCTTAAAAGTGCCGTCCCAATTGCCCGTATAGGTTTTTTTGATCGGGTCGTAATTCGATGGGACTTTAACTTTTAATAGTTTGGTGTCATAACTTCTGGTTGGAATTTGTGAGAAGTATTCCGCATCAAAATTGAATGATATTAGTGCCGAATTAGGATACGAAAACTTCGAACTATGAATTTCCGAGATCGAGTCTATAAAAGTAGAATTAGAAGTATCTGTTTCTGTCGGATCATGAGTGACTCTGTATATTTTGATCTCCCATCCTATAAATTTATTTACATCAGAAATGTAGGACGAAATAAAATCGATTCTAGTTGATTCAATGTATGGAGAGGTTATCCTTCCCTCGACGGAAACAGTCGTTCCTCTGAAATAAAGACTTGGAGTTAAATCAGAATACCGGGGTCTATAATCAATAGCATAATCGACGATGGTATCAGTTATCTTTACTTCACCGTCTTTTTCATTTGCCCTATTTATAAATTGTAAAGAATTAAACTTTATGTTAACCTCTATTGAAGAGCAGTCTTTATTAAAAACTTTATAGTATTTTGCAAATTGATCTATGGCGCCGACTATTTGCTTGGTGGTAGTATTGTAATTCGGCCCTCTGAGGCGTTCGTTAATAACTATAGTCTTTTTGGTTTCTGTTCTTATTAAATTACTACTTGAGAATTCACCATTTGGTGAACCGTTGGACTTGGCTAATTGTATATCTTGAAAGTTAAATAGACCCTCTTTACTTAAGATTGGAATATCATTTAAATAAATTGAATTTAAAAATCCGCTCGAAGAGAAAGTCGGTACAGATTGTCTAGCTATAACAGTTGACCATCCCGTATTACCCGCTGTTCCCGCAAGAACATATTCTACGGAAACGGGGCCATCTATTTCTCCTTCCGACAATAAATCAGAAATTTCAATTAGAGCCTTGGAGACAACCCTACTTGAACCTTTCTTTATCCCTATTGGACCTTCTATTATCGCCATATTTAAAGATTTCCGCTGCCAAAGTTAAGACGACTATATGGTATTTTGCTTAATGACATAATTACTAGCTACGTTTTGAGACCCAATAATGAGCCTTCCGTAACCGACTGGAACTGGGCCGCCTTCATTAATAGTGTTTTCTGGGCCATTAAATAGATAGGAAACTGCCTGCCTTGTCTTTTCTATCTCCCTAAACTCTTCTAGCGCTGGAGGTTTAGCTAAAAGATTGGCAATACCTTTAAAAGCTAGACCCAAACCGGTCATAAATAACATGGGCCCCCAAATAGGTCCAGCGAAAAAGGCGGCAAAAATTAATGTCACACCAAGAAAAATATTTATGAAATCTAATGCGTCTCCCGCGCCTTCTATGACCGGAACTATATCTATAGTCCGAAGATTACCCAAGTTTATAGCTAATTCTGAGTTTTTAATCTGCTCCCTATCCGTTTCGTCAAAAGACTTTTTTATTATCTTGTTGTTAGTAATTACTTGATATTTGATATTATTCTTGTCATTATCTAGCAAGAATTTATTTAATTTTCTACCCGACAAAATCTCTATGGCACGGATAGCCTCTGAGACGCTGGATACTGATAGCTTCCAACTTTCTCCGATTGCTTGTCCCAAAATCCCATGTAATTTAATTTCTACCAAATCACTCATAACAAATCCTTATGTCTAATTATGTAATTAGTTAGTCTCTTATAAGCCTCCGAATATTCTTCTATTTTAGAGAAGGAATTCGTTTGATTATGAAGCATTAAAGAGTCTCCCAGATAAACGGCGATATGACCAGAGAATCCTCTCCTAAATGGAGAATTAAAAATAATTATATCATATTTTTTAATGTCGTTTACCTTGGTAAATCCTTCGTCCTCATAATATAAGTCGAAAAGGCTATCATCTTGTTCGGACCAGTTTTCGTTTCTACTGTAGTCCTTTATGTTTACGTCAAGTTCTGTTTTGTAGAAATCTCTCACCAAAGAAAAACAGTCTTCTTCTCCGATTTTGAAGAATTTACCAACATATTTTTTATATTTTGTATCATATCCGAATTCTTTAAACGAATTGGATTTGAGGGAGTAAAGGATAAATTTTATGCCATGATATAAACTGTTTTTCTTGTCTAGCTCCGAAAACTCTTCGTTACCATTGGTATGCGAATGGTAAACGGCTTCTATCTGTCCTTTTTCTTTGGCCGCTAAATAATCTACGGAAGAAATCTGGAATCTTTTGCCAAATTTGTTTTCACAATGGAAAAGGAAATTTGAATCGTCATTAGATAAAATAAAACCACAACATTCATCTGGAGAATGAATTTCAGCCTGATGAACTATACCACTTTCTATTTCTTTAGTCAAAAACATATTATCCTCTGGATTGAACACCGGGGAATCCGCCAAAGGGTAGAAATCCGTTATAGATTGTATTATTAATCCATCTTAATTTGCAGCCTTTTAACGTCTTAGAGCATTGATCTGCGATCCAGTATTTATTGTTTGGAGGAGGCGTATTTGAGGGGACTGATGTTTTTGCTACAAAGTAGTAGTTAATATTATCAATTTTTATTTTGACTATCATACCCGTAGAGTAGGGGACCCCATATTGCCAATCATTTGGCGCGTTAGTTTGATTTGGATTATAAGAGGGAACTATGTCTGCAATTTTTTCATCCTTTTCGTTGGCTACTGGATTAGCTAATGATGGGAGAGTTGCGGAGCCATGTGTGGCCGTTTTGTTTGCGTTATATTCGTAACAACATCCTTCTCCCCTGTATTGCCAAAAACATTTCTTTTCCAACACTATTCTGGCTGGTAAAAGAATTCCTTGAACATCAATAAGAGATGCTAACTCTAATTCAACTAAACTTTTAGATTCAACAGACTTTCTATCTACGTAGAATACATCTTTAGGGAAAATAGCATTTGGATCCGGGCAAAAGTCTATGGGGGGCGTTAAAGTCTCATCTATAATATTTAAAAATACCTGAGAAGTGCAATTCACTGCGTTATTCCAATTAGAATAAAAATTTACCCCATCTATATATTTTACAAAGGTTCTTATTCTGGTTACCCTTGCTCCAATAAGCCCATTCAAATACCTCAAAAACATCTTAAAATTAACAAAGTAAATATCCCCATCCGAGGACGATACCATTGATAATTTCGGAGTTGGCAACGTGCCCTTTGAGCTAATTTCAAATCCGGATGCCTCTATGGGGAGTGCGGCATAAGATTTGGAATTAAAGATTATATCCTTATTTATTAATTTTAAATTATTATGGAATCTAAAGATTTTACTCCCATCTGTCGGGTTATAATTAAAGTTTATTGATCTAAAGGCTTTTACTAAGGATTCTGTAGATGCAATGTCCGTAACATCTATTTCGTATAACGAAATTAGCGTATTCGCTTCTAGCGTCGAATTCTCCGTTGTGATTTTTTTTAAGGATGAGGTGGCCTGAATGGTATTCATATTACCTAACGACCTCCTCAAAATTCATTTTCACAGAAAAATTTCCGAAGAATGGAATAGATGAATCCCATTTTCTACAAACGAACTTCTTCCTTATAGAATAAGGCTCTGGAACAGTAAAAAAGAAAGACTCAAATCCTTTGCGTGATTGCAGGAAATGTAAAATCGCCGTGGCCTCCTTCGGATTCCTCTTTTCAAAGGTCAAATCTAGGTTCAAAAGGGAGTTGTTTATGCCATCTGCAAATCTTTGTTCGTATCCGTCTCCAAACTGCACAGTTTTGACTTTAGGCTCGACAGAAATTGATAGGTTATAAGATGGGGTCCAAATGAATTCCGGCTTAGTTTCACCGCTCGAAGAGACTAATCCACCCCAAGTAGAAGAAGATACGGTAGGGGTTACTCCAACAGCGGATTCTACATTCAAATAGTAAAAATTATTCTGATATTTGACTATATCGTTGCGATAGTAGGTTGTTCCGTTATCATAATTACTAATTTCAAATATAGATGGCATACCCTTTTACCTTTTTCCCCTGTTATTTTTACACTTTTTAAAATACAATATTCGTGTAAATATTATAGGTAAAAGGGATAAGGAATGCCATATTTTAATTATAATAATGCAAAAATTAGTATAACTGGACAGGCATTTATGGCCGAATCAGTGGGTATTTCCATGGAAAATGCACTTTCTCCCTCCTTTCTTCTGAACAGAAGAAGCTCTGAAAACTATATCCCAGAAGATGGCATGCGGGGCTCTTTATCTTTAAGATATTATCTAACTGGAGTAGATCCTTTAAAAAACTTCTTGAAGAATGAAAAAGATGTAATATCTATAAACTTTAACGGTCTAGAAATAAAAAGCGGATATTTAACTTCGTATGGGTTTGAGGCCTCTCCATTCTCCCCTGTTATTGTAGATGCAGATATAACGTTTTATGATACTTTAGTAGGATCATTTTTACCTTTGAAAGAGACAAATGAGCCTCCAAACTTTGTCACTTTCAAGTCTTTGAGTTTCGACGTGACCGGCGCTGACTTAAATGATAATACAATTTCTTTCTCTTATAAATACGATTCCACAATAGAGCCGCTTTACACAGTGGGTCAGACTACCCCTAAAGAGGTAAGATTTTTAGAGAAATCTCAGAATTTATCAGTAAAGGCTTACGATTTGGGCAATATTTTCTCCCATACGGGCAAATTTATAACCGCCAACGTGTCAATTGGCACAGAATCTTACGACATTAAGGGAATTTTGACTTCAAAAGAGACCTCTGCTTCGTTCGGAGATAAAATCATCAGTTCCTTAGAGATAACGCAAAGTACTTACGGTAATAAACCGATCGTCAAAGATGTTTCCCCCTCGTCTGTTGCTTGGGGAAATGAAATTCTTATATCGGGTAGCAATTTGGACACTACAACGGCTGTCCTATTTAAACACAACTTATATTCTACAAAAATAACTCATTTTGGCGAAAATATAATAAAAGTAAAAGTGCCCAAATTTGCTAGAAGTGGAAGTTTTACTGTAATTAATTTAGCTGGAGAAACAAGAGTGCCAGAAGACTCCCGAAGTCAAGCCGGTGGATTTTCAGATGGCATTAAAATAACATGATTATAAGCGGAAAAATTGGTGAAACGATTAAAGTTACTGGAAAAAATTTCTCCACGGTAACTAGGGTTAATCTTTTAACGGAAGACTGTCAATTTGAGGTTTTAAATGATAACTTGATGAATATAGTTATTCCCTCCTTTGGGACCTCTTCGTTTCCCGTATTTTCGTCTGATTATACAAGTAGCTTGTCAACTGGAGTAGATAAAATAAGCGTTTATCCAGCCCCTTTGGCCTTAGATAGGCATACTGGAATGTATTTGGATACCATTCAGATGTCTGGACTTTATTTCTCTGGGGTTACTGGCGTTAAACTTAACAATATAGAATGTCCATTTTCGGTGCTTTCTAACGACAGCATAAATTTTGTCATACCTTCTGGCGATACTAGATCAACTATCAAATTGCAAACCATAGATGGATTAGAGTCTTTATCTGATTTTAAATTTTTCCCAGAAATTCTCATAACAGGCTTCAATCTAAGCAGTGCCACTACCGGACAGAATTTGCAAATACTAGGCAAATATTTCTTCCCCGAACTTCTTTTGGGGACTGACTCGAAATTTATGGTTTCATTTAATGGAGATCAATCCACGGGATCTTTTACTAGAATAGGAAATTTTATTTTATCTGGATTAATACCTACTGGAGCCATCTCTGGAGAAGTCAAAATTGCTAAAAATGCCGAAGCAACCGGGTTAATTGAATATTATCAATCATGAGTATTTCATTTAATATCCAATCTAACCAACCTAGTCTTTCTGCGTCTGTTTTGCAAAGCGGTAAGAAATCTAGCGCTCAAGCTGGATATACTACTCATGTTTATGGCGGCGACAATTTAAATAATTTGACTGGCGTATTCTTAATAGGCTCTACCCCGGAAGTGTCTAATTTGTTAGATATTCCTAGCGGGCAATTCGGTACGAACCAAAGCCAAAACGTTACATTTAACGTCAACGCCGTGACTTTTAATACTCCTAGACTAAAATCAGATATATATTCCCTTAAAGTATCAGACCAATTTGGAAAATCATCTCAGATATCTGATGCTCTTAAAATATTAGATAATTCAATCATAGCTATAGAAACTTTCGAAAGTGAAGAATCTGAGCTTATAGGAAATGACGCGAACTACTTTAGCGCCACCGATATCAATAATACCTTTGGAGGGGTTGAAATTAAATCTTTTGATTTAACCAGTGCGAAAACTGGTATATGTATAAGTTTGTTCGATAAGATGGGAGAATATGCTGACAATATAGGATCTTCTACTTTTAGATTGACTTGGACAGGAGATGCGTCAATCGACTATGGCGAGATGACCACTTACGACGTAACGACTGAAGGCGGAACAGAATATTGTTGGTCTGGAGATTTTACTCCGTTGCCAATTGGAACATATGGTCGATATTCTATTTCATTTGTATCTGGAAACTTTTCCCCCGACGCCGGGACGAATTTTAGAATCGGTCTATTTTATATGAAGAAGAGGGCCTAAATTATGGAATTTTCTGGAACATTTGGTAAAGTTATTCAGTTGACTGGAAGGAATATATATAATATACCTGATTCTAGAATTTATATCAATTATCCAGAGGAGACGAACAGAATCCTATCTTTTTCTGGAAATGGAGAAACTGGGATATATTTTTCTTTGCCGCGCTTAACAGAAAAAACAAATTCTATCATTTACTACAATACGATAAACTATTCCATAATTACTGGAATAAAATATATTGATATTCCTTTCGTATCTGGATTTTCTCCCGTCTCTGGGCGATGGGGAGACACTATCCACGTTAGCGGAAAAGAGTTTATAGAAGTCACTGGAGTTTTCGTTGGAGACAGACCATCTGAAAACTTCTTCACTTCGGGGGAAAATAATTTATTTTTCACCATACCAGATAAAGCTTCATTAGGGCCGGTAGAAATACGTACTACGGGCGGAACCGTAAGTACTTCTTTCTCCGGCATCTTTAACACTGGAAGTTTTACGGGAGACTTACAGATAATAGTCCCCCCGATTGCTATAAGTGGTTTTACCCCAGACAGAGCTAAGTATAATGAAGAAATTTTTGTTACCGGCAGAAGTTTTCAAAAAGTTAATCTAATTAGCTTAACCGGAATACGTAACCTAATTGATTTGGACGTGTTCGACATATTAGGGACTACGGGCATAAAGTTTAGATTACCGAGCGGCGTTTTAAACGCTAACCCATTTAGATTGAGCAGCGTCGGTTTCGTTTTAGATGGAGAAACAACAGTCCCAACCGGATTCGAAGTTGTAGAAACCGAAGATAAATTATACATAACCGGATATTCTATTATTAACATAATAGATAACACGGGCAAATACCAAGATATAATTCCAATTTCAGGTACGAACATGCAGGGAAGATCATTTTTCTTTCAAGGATATACTATTAGTGGGGAAAGACCGAATTATATTGAAAGCCTTAGTTATAATTATATAAATAATGAGTATGTTGAGCTTGAAGTCCCAAAGGAAATTATAAGGGGTCCTATTTATATAAGCGGAGAAGAAGGCCTCCGAAGAAGCGAAGATCATTTTACGCCAATCCCAACAATTTTTGAAACGTCTTCAAAATATTTGACTATAGGTACAGAGTTCAAGATTAAAGCTAGAAACGCTTCTGAAATATATAAAGTTTTAGGTATAAGCGGATTTAACCAATATGAGAATAAAACTGGAATCTACATAGTATCCAATCAAGATTTTTCTTTCGTTTCCGTGCAGGAGGAGCAGGTAGGAAAATACGCTTCCGACAATTACTTTGGCAATATATCTTTGAACTTTGATTCTTTACATGATAGATATCCCTCTGGAATAAAGACTGGCCACGTCTTAATAACTGGACTAATTAATAACTCCTTTGTTGGAACTGGTTTTTTATTTTTGGCAAGCAAAAACAATTTGGCAAGCGAATTTGACACGAACATTTTTACTAATATATTAAATTTAAAAAATAGCATAGAAACTAATTATGAAATACCTGATTTCCAAGACGCATTATTTACTGGAGTAACCTTCATAGACTCTAAAATCCCAGTAATACTTGGATTTAAAGAAAGGGTCGCTAGAAGCGGAGAACTTGAAGTGACTGGAAAATATTTAATGTCTATCACGGGATTTTTATTAAAAGGCTTTTCAGAAACTGGATCAATAAACAGTGGAAATTTCGTGGGAATCCCAGAGCAAGGCATTGTTACTAAACTTGATGAAGCCTCATCTTCGAATGTATATGAAGCGCAGCAGGTAATAACAATAAGAACTCAAGACCTAGGGTTTACCGAAAAAAGCGGATCAACCTCCATAGAGAGGGCTTATTCAGAGCTCCCCGTGAAAACACCCGAGGCGGTCGGAAGCGTTACTACATTTGCTTCGGCGGCAGAATTGAATAACGCGATGGCTGGGACGGAGGTAAAATCTTTTAGTTTATCAGATCCTAAAACAGAATTATGCTTAAAAACCCTTGATATAGCTTTGGGCTATGGCGATAACGTGGGGTCATCCACTTTTAACCTGTCTTGGGTTGGAGACGTTCCTATAAATTACGGCAACCTAACAGTCGAAGACGTAACCACCGAAGGCGGGGTAAATTCTTGTTGGCAAGGTAATTTTACCTCTTTGCCCGCTGGTACTTATGGAAGATATTCTATAACTTTTGTTTCCGGTAATTTTTCTCCTAACGGGGGGGCTCTTTACAACATAGGTGTATTTACATTCTCTAAATTATCATGAGTCATTTAATTTTTATTGAACCGTTAGAGATATCCGGCTTTTCCCCTAAAATGGCTGGAACTGGATTTAATTTTTTAATTACCGGAAAGAATTTCGAAGACGCCACGACTGTTTATTTCTTAAACCAATTTGAAGAAAGGTTTACTACTCCATTTTCATTAGATCCAGCTAAGAATATAACTGGAAGGATACCCTATCTGAACCCCCCAGAGGGCTTTTATAAAATCGGGGTAGAAAACGAAATAAGTACAGTAGAAAAATGCTGCATACAGATAACTGGCTTATCCTTCCCGCCAATTACTGGATTAACTGACTCCACAACATACTATCTAAAATGGCATTCTGAAACGGGAATGGTGTGGCAACAGTAGCTACTTCTTTGCCGCTTTCAATCTTACAATCAGCTCAAATATTTTAACATTTGGAATATCTTGGGTTGACTGAAAGTTTTCCGCTCCCTCGCATTTCTCTTTTATTAGTTTAGCCTTTAGTACGTCGAAGGAAATTCCCTTATCTTTCATTATATTCTCGAGGAGAGATTTAGGGTTAAATTCATTTGATGGAGTACTTGGTTCTTCGATTTTCACTGACCCCACTTCTTCCTGAGATACGATATTTATTTTAAGGAAGTTCCTTACGCAACGGACAAAGGCTCTATTCTCGGCTATCGGGCCTAGATAATGTCTGGCAAAATTAGAAGTATTACTTGTTGATGCATCGCCGATCGCGGAGAAAACAACTTCTTTGTTTTCCGTCTCATAATTCGGTGCCCAGACTATCGAACAAGTAGCAACAACATATTCTGGACTTGGAGAAACTACATCGTATTTAACACTCGTAAAACCACGAATCTGAGCCAACTCCTTGATCCCACCTAGTAAAATTAATAAATCTCTATCTTCAAGTCCTTCAATCGAAGTGGGGACTGGCTTGTTTTTTTTCTCGAAGTTTTGGCGATTTGCCACTAGGAATTCTGGCTTCACCATCTTTCGCCAATCGATCATCCCGCTCTCATTGAAAATGTATTGGACATCTTCATTCTCTATGAGGCCGAACTCGTTTCTAACGAAAGCTTTTGGGGGACTAACCTTTTTAGACATAATTAATTATGCCATTCGAGGACCACCTAGTCAACCTTAAAGATGTAAAAATTCTCCATGTCCCTCCAGAACTCTTCGCTGTCTATAACCCCGCAATATTCTGGCCTCAGACTGGAGATGGGAGCGTTCTTCTTCCAAGCCGCAACGCTAGGATATATTTTACCTTCCGAAATTAAAAACTTATTAGATTTATAAACTAAATTTTGTACCCCGATTTCTTTAATTTTTTCTATATCTGTTGGGTTAGGGGACAGCTTTTGAGAAATAAAACCAAAGTCTAAATAGTCGAATTTCTTTTTATCAACTTCTTCTTTGCTCATCTCGCTTATGAGGACACAGTTTAAGCCTATTTTTTGTAAGCTTTTAACAAACAATGGGTCATTATTTTCGTCTATAAAATAAACTATTTGCTCGATTTTCCCCTTAAAACTCTTTAAAATGTCAATGTTTATTGGGTTTTTAGTGACAATGTTACATTTAGTTCTCTTTAATTGTTCTAATAGAAATTGTTCATTGTGATATAGGTCCATTCTGACCAGCAGGGTGTCGATTCCGTTAATCTCTATAACGGAGTTTGGAATCATTTCGATGTTTATTTTATTAAAATTCGGTCCACGTAATATGGTGGTAAGATTAATCCTTTCCTTAAGTCCAAGCATTTCAAATATTTTATTTGCAATATATTCTGGCTTTATATTGTTTATGACTTTAGGATTTTCGTTTGCAGAATACGAAGGCTTGTGTCCATTTCTATCTGGCTCTATTAGAAGAACATCTTCCTCCTTCGACCAGTAAGGCTTGGAGTGCTCTTTAAACATGTTTGGATATAGCCCCAAAATCTTTGTATAAGCGGACGCCAAATGAATTGGGAAACTGTCTATGCCTACGTGAAGCAGAGATCTTCTAACTACATAGGCTAATTGATTAATATTGGTTTGGCCATTCAGATTGATGCAATTATGGAGCTTTGGCTCCTCTTTGCCGCCAACCTGTAAAATATTTATTCCATGATCTCCCAAAACCGGAGAAATGAAATCTAGAACTTCTTCCCAATAATCGTAACGGCGAGAATTAAATTTAGCAAAGCCATGCAGAGTTATGTACTTATCAAACGGTATAGGGAAAAACTTTTCAAAAATGAAAGGTTTATCTATCTTTAAACCGCAAGAAGTAGCGTAAGACTCAAGAATGTGCATATTTCAAATCAAAGGCAATTTTATCTTTACCATTATGTAAGTAATTTAAAAATCTCTGTGTACCAGCATGAGCTAGGTAAGCCACCTCGAAGAATCCTTGATGTTCGCCCGCGCCCTCCAACCAGAGTAAATTATCCATTTGCGGGATATAATTCAAGACCTTAAATACGTAAGGATTTCCATCTAAAATATCAAAGTATTCGGGTTTAGTTGCGACATAAAGATTATGATCTGGATAACTGTCTTTTATGCACTTGAATAAGCTGGTCGACATGAAGATATCTCCGGCGCTCTCTGGAATTACGAAGAGGATTCTTTTTCCATTATCGTCTTTGCTCAAAAGTCCCTCAAAGGAGACTTTCTTATTCTTTTGATTATCCTTGGACGCCTGCTGTCGGAAGAAGTTTTCTATATCTTCCCTTTTGGCCCCCTTTTGGATTTCATTCATCCAATATTTGTAGCCATTATCATTTTCATCTATACCATCCAGCCTAAGGATATTCTTGTACAGAGAAAGGATCCACTTGCCATCGTCCTCAATATTGTCGATCTTACAATTAGGATCTTTCTCCTCTGTCTTTATTTCAAATGCATCTGAGGTTATCTCTGGGAAGGAGTCGACCTTCTTTTCGATTAATCCGCCGATATTTTCCACCGAGAAGTTTTTAATAGTCCATTCTCGAGCCTTTTCCCCCATCCCCCTTCTCTCTTGGGGGCGCATCTTAAAGACCTTGTTTATCTGCTTGGCTATGGACAATGGATAAGTAGAGGCTTTTCTAAATTCGGTGCCATGCTCTCTATACTCAGACCAATCCAAAGGAAGGGATGCAGCTTCCTCCTCACACATCTCTTCTCCGCAACTGTAGTTCGTGACTAGGGTAATAAGCTCTGTGTATTTGGCCTCTTGAATGGGTATTTCCTGTCCACCAGAAGTAAATGGGTGAACATACACATCCATTAAATTATAAACTTCATTAAGTTCTTCTTCGGAAATGCCCAAGCCGACGTTTGTCGTCATTTGGGCTTTATCAGCGGAACAAAATTTACATTTGAGGTCTTGGCCGCGAAATGGTTTTATTTCATAATTTAAACAACCCTTACAAATGTAAGTTGTTAGAATTTCATTTTTATCTATTTGATATTCGTCGGCTAGCTTTAGAATATTCCAACCTTCTCCGAAGTGGGTATGTAAAAGTAGTCTAGTATTTTTAGCTTCCGGATTAGACTGCTTCCACATTTTGTACCCTTCTAATAAATTGGGTGCGCTCTTTCTCAATTGATTTCTGAAAACAAAGCCGACGACGAAAGCATTCTCGTCTATTGAAAATCTTTTCCTAAGATCTTTTCTTTCGTGATCTCTTAATCTAAAAAATGATTTTTTATCTACTGCTCCGTGGACGGTTTCCACGTTTTTGTATCCTAGTTTATTTAATTCTTTTGTAGCGAAACTACTCCAAATCCAATAATTTTTAACTTTCTTGGCCGCTTCGATTGCAGAGGGGAGAATCGGCAATGAATCTAATGTAGTCCAAATGACAGAATTGATTTTATTAAACCAAGGCTTATTTATCGCAAAATCCACGCCCCAAATATCTTGCGTGGCTATATAGACATCGGGTTTCTCTTCCGCTATTACTTTGTCGAGATAATATGCCCCATAACCGGCCAATCTTTCAAAATTAGGATCTTTTCTAATTTCATTTAATTCTCTTTCATCATTAGGCAAACATCCAAGAGACCTCCAAGGAGTCCTAGAAAGATGGGGATGTCCATGCGGTATTCCACAGCAATAATGAACAATGTCGTATTTATCAGACTTATATAAATGACTTAAAATAGACTTGGCATTTCGCCCAAATCCAGTTTTAGCCAGTGAAAAATCTGTTTGGAGGAGGATTTTTTTCTTGCTCATTACCAGTCAAGAGAATCTTCGCTATTTTGAGCTTCAGGGGCGATACTTCTTTGTTCCCGCTGCTCCGACTTGGCCGTGGGCGCTGGGGAGTCTTGCCGACTCTCCCCCTTAGAAGAGACCTCTCGACTTTCCATGAGTAATGTTTCTAGCTCGTGCTTAAGAAGTCTGGCTTCTGGATATGTAAAGCCAATGATAAAAGAGGCTTTTGCAATAGAATCCTCCTTATCTTGCTTATTAACGGAGAAAGAGAAACCCTTTTTCTCACTTGTATTCTTGTCAAGATAAAGACAAAATCTTCCTTGCAGAACTTGCTTCTGGCTATCGTGATAAATCTTGTACTCGACTTCTCTTTCCATCGCGTCAATTATACCAGCAACTTCAATCCTACTCAGTTTAATAATAACTCTGGCGTTGGGGTTATCTTTGTTCTTGGAAAAAGATCCAATCTTTTTCTGGTCATTCCATGAATCCTGCTTAATGAGCGAAGCCATAATTACCCCATCTCTTGTTACCCAAAACGAGCAAGCTGTTCCTGTCACTTTGGGGTTGGGTTTATAGAATTGTATCATAATTTATCTCCTTTAGACTATTTATTGTTATATTCTCTTCAATTCTGAAAGTTTTGTATATACTTTGATATCTTGGACACCAATAACGTCAGCAAAAATGGCTCCATCAAACTTTCTTCCTTTAACTATAACAATGTTTTTCTCTTTTGGCAAGCCATTATTTATAGAATCGCATTCTTCCATTTTTTTGCTAAAAATCATTACTTTGGCAATACCGGTTTCGTCAGAAACCATTGCTTTATAATACTTTGTTTTTTTCTCTTTAGAAGTGCCCGTCCAACACTCATCCACCCGACAAACGAATATAACCTCGCTATTAAGGGGAAGGGCGTCTATTTCCTTTATAGAAATGAGATCTGGCCTCTTCTCTAAGAATATATCTCTGAGAGTCTTACCGTAAGTATACCCCAAAAGCATTTTCTCGTAATACCAATTAGCAAAGTTTTCTGATTTACTATTTTTATTGTAAATATCTAGATATGGTTGATATTTCTTTTTAATCGTCTCGTATCTCGACTCTTTTATGATAGACTTGCCTTTTTCGTCTTTAAACTGAACAAGATGCTTGAGAATAGCTACTAAGTCGTAATTCTTTTCTTGCCCGAAATTAAAGATATACCTCTTCTCTCTGTCCGTTAAGAGGTTCCAAAGTTGAGCTTCCAGAACTACTTTAGAGCGAGATTGCTTGAATCCTTCTAGAGCGCCCGCTTGAATTAGAGCAGATAAAATACCGATGTTAAGTTCGGCTTCTTCGGCGGCCTTAAAGATCTCAAATTTATTGCCAAAGATATTTTTAAAATTATTAATTTTCTCAATAGACTTTTCAGAAATTCCCTTTACAGACAACAATCCAAATCGGATGTTGCCGTCTTCAATTGAAAAATCTAACTTTGATTTAATAAGGTGAGGAGGAAGTAACTTTATGCCGAAAGAATTCATCTCTTTGTGGATCTTGGAAATTTCAGATATCGGGTCCGGCTCATGCCTCGTCATCTTTAAGAGGGATAAGAAAAATTCTTTAGGATATTTAAATTTGAGATAAACAGTACAGGCAGCAAGAGCTGAATAAGAAATGCTATGAGAATTAGAAGTAACAATTCCCTCGGCGTAAAAATTATGATCGGGATGGTCGACCTCTAAATCCAAAGTCGGCTTGATGCCTATTGGCGTAATGGATTTAATTTTAAGAGTTTGCATTTTAAATCTTCTTTAAATGTTCCATCGCTAATAACTGCATATAATGCTATGGTTTTGAGAAATGATGTCTCTTAGAGGTCTCATTTCCTTGTCTTCGCACAAAAACTTATGATCCATAGAGCATTTAATTTTTCTGCCATCTTCGAGTTCGACTTCGTATAATTCTTTACGATTTTTATGGACATCCAGAACTTCTACGTAGTGATCTTTCTCATCTCTTACGGAATACGCCAACACCTTATCCCCTTTTTTAATTTCGAAAAGCATTTTATCTCCATCAATTGTTTTTACAATAGTGTCTTCCGAGAGACATTTGTTAAAGCTGTAGTTTGCAGAATCTTCCAATACTTTCCAAAGAACGTCACCAATTTCTGTCTCTAATTTATTCTCTCTAATCTTAAGAGAGATTTTCTCTTTCCACGCTTTGACTTCTTCAATTTTTTTCTTACCCACAATTCTTCTTAATATTTCCGCTTCATCAAGGGTAAATCCTATTTTGTGAGCCATCCTCATCATCTGTTCCTGATAGAGACAGACTCCCCCAGTTTTATTTAGAATATCATCAAAGAAAGGATGGATTGATTTAGTAGTGCTTGTGTTAGTGAATAGGGCGTATTGGTCAACATAATCTAACGCGCCCGGGCGAGCCAATGCTAGAACCGCGCTTAGTTCGTCAAGACTCTTTGGCTTGACTTTATTACATACTTTGAAGTTTGTGTCGGCTTCGATTTGGAAAAGACCGTGGGGAGTTTTTAATTCTTGTAGGTTCTGGTAAATAATCGGGTCATTTAAATTAATATCTGTTATTTTAATATTAATTTGTTTACATACGTCATCAACTACAGACACGCTTCTAAGACCAAGAAGATCTAGCTTTACGTTAAACAGGGAAATCCAATTCATGTCATACGAACTAACGAAGCTTTCCTTACCGGAGGTCAGCTCCGTCGGACAAGAATCATTAATTTGCTCGTAAGACAAGGAAACCGCCGAAGGGTGGACGCCTTTATTTTTAATTAAACCCCTGAGCTTCAGAGCTATATCATAAATAGTCCTGTTTGAATCGCACCAATTTTTGAATTTTTCCTCTTCTAAATACGCCTCTTCGATGTCTTTTACTTGCCCGAAAACTTTGGGAATAAGTGCAGTAACCTCATTCATCTCTGACTCAGACTTCTCTTCAATAATCTTCCCGCACTCCTTCATCAGAAGTTTGCCGCTAAGAGTATTCAAAGTCAAAACTTTTGACGTCTTTCCTTTAAACTTGCCCTCTAAATATTCTATTACTTTTTGTCTATTGTAATAACAGATATCCAAGTCGACGTCGCACATCAAAGAGCCATCTAGATAAGTAACCCCGTCAACAATCTGCTTTTTAGCGCGAACTTTGGATACGAATCTTTCGAAATACAAATCGTATTTGATCGGATCCACGCCAGTAACACCAATCAAATAAAGAACCAAGCTGCCAGCCGCGCTACCACGCCCTAACCCAGTTGGAATATCATTTTCTTTGCAAAAGTTAATAACATCCCATACGAGTAGAACATAATCAATAAATTCGAGCTCCTTAAGAATGTCTAGCTCGTATTTTACTCTATCTGTATATTTTTTATATTCTGGAGAATCTTTTGTTAGGTTAAGATTTTTGAAACCCCTCAAGCAAAGAGACCGAAGAAACTCGTGATTAGAACAGTCTTCGCTTATTTCCAACTTATGCTTATGCCGGTTATCTATATTAAATTGAGGCAATCTTACGCCATGAATGGCTAAATTATAATTTTCAAATGTAATATCTGTTGACATTTTTACTTTTTATTTTTGCCGCCGCTCTTGCGGTCCTTCTTCGGGGTCTTCTTTTCGGAATTTATGCCGAATTTATTTTTTATTTCTTTTATCAGATTGTCATTAACAATCAAAGCGGACTCCGCCGAAGCTGAATTAGTAAAATTAAAAAATACGTCAGCTTTATGATCTCCATTTTTCTCCTCTTGGACGGTAATCAAATAGTAATCTATTTTTTGTGACTCCACCCTCTCCAAAATATCTATAATAAAATCTAAAGATGCCATAAATTAAATTTCGATCATGTATTTGAGCTTGTTCCAAACCTTGAGGTTTAACTCTAAATCGATAATTGCGTCATGCAGGTTATCGTAGTCGTGTTGAATATTATACTCTTTCCCCAAAGTTAGCAAGTTAGTTTTAATGCCTTTTTGCTTTTTGTGGTAATTTCTATACTGATACTCTAGTAATGAATCTCCGCTCTTAAATGGGATTGACATTTTTATGCCTTTAGCTAGAGCGCTTGTATCTAAGAATTTATCATACAGATGGGAAGAGTCCTGCCCCATGTATTTATAAAACTCTTTAATTAAATAAATATCGAACCCAAGCACATTATGGCCAACGATATAGTCTGCGTTTTCAAGCCAATCTTTAATCGTCGGGAAACATTCTTCCGGGGTAATTCCTAACGTGTCTATGGTTTTTTGGTTATATCTCGTAATTCTAGCAGCTTCGGCACTAATTTTCAAATCCGTGGCCCACTTTATGTAGAAATTCTTTTCATCAATCTTCTTGTCGCCCTTGACTTTAAGCATTGCTATTTGCCAAGGAAGATTGTGACAATAATTAAGGCAGAGATTAAGGGTCTCCGCGTCGAAGAATACAAAGGTTTTTTCGTTTTGGAATCTTAATAAATGGTTATCCATTATTTTGCTCCTTCCAATTTTCAAAGCAAAATTCGTTGCTGGTCATATGTTCGAACTCTGGTTTGTCCAATTTACTTCTATTGTTAATACAGCGAAACGTAAGATAAGCTTTAAAGTCTGATTTGTTTTTGTAGTAAATGCTTTTCGTTTTTACTATTTCGTATTTATCTTTGCAATAATTTAAAACATGCCTTTTTATTATATTATTAAAAGGTATGTCATTATGCTCCAGCATGAACTTGGGCTCACAAAAATCAAACTCTGGAATACAAATTTTACCATAAAGAGTGTTCTGATATAAAAAAGAATCGTAGAAGGGCACGAAAAGGATTAAGTCTTTATTGCTCCATAGATCTTTTAATTCTTTGAAACTAATTCTTGGCTCATAATAGAAGCCATTTTGGGCTGCATAAGAATAAATTTTGATTAACTTTTGATATCCTTCTTTGCTCTTTGCAAAAATGACATATTTGCTGGTTCTATTTAAAGATTCTTCGTTTTTTTGCTCACAATTGTCACATATAGAAATCCTTAGCCCAAATCTGAGATCCATTTTGGCGTCTTTACCGTTAAGATAAGCCTCCAAAAATCCACCCATTGAATCATCAACTAAATAAAAATCCTTAAATCCTTCCTCGGAGCAAATGTCAATTATGGAGTCGGGGCCGCCAGCCTTAGAGGATCCCTTTTTTTCTAAGGTTAATATGCTACGACCTAAGCTATAATGACTTTTCCAAATGGGGAGAACTGCTTCTCTCATAATGAAAGTATATTACTAAAATCTTAAAAAGTCAAAAATCGAATGGGTCTGATTCTGGACTTTTTGTCTCAGTAAAATTAGAAAATCTTGGGCAACCTTTATATTTTGCAACTTCTGAAATCTCGCCTTCTTTCACTTCTAGATTATTTTCGAGTGAAGACTTTATTACTTTGCCATCTTTGTCTTTGACGACATAATAATCAAAGGGTTTTTTAAGGGGACAAACCCAAGTTTTTCCGGCCTCACATAGCCATTTATTTTTATCCGTATCAAAAGCGTAATTCAGAGTAGCCTTGTCTTCATCGAATTCATCTACTCTTTTATTTAAGTATTCGAGATAGAGCTCAAACCCATTTATTTGGTCTTGTGAAAATGAAAGAGATTGCTTGGGCTGCTTTGGAAATCTCAAGAAAAGAAAGTCAACACTAATATCTTTAGCTTTGGGCCATAAAGTCCTGCCAGCCAAGGTATACATCATGCCCTGAGTATTTGATAGTAATTCTTCTCCTTTGAATTTTGATTTACTAGATTTATAATCGACTATCTTTATGGAATTGCCTTTATTATAAGATACATATTTATCAATGAATCCCTTTATTCTATATTTAGGATTTTCATTAACGATTTCGAATTCTGTTTCTGGATTCCCCACTTTTCCGCCCTCTCCAAAAAAGTCGTTATTAATGCCGACCCAAATCATATCCTTAATCATCTCGTAATTTTCTTCGTTATCGATTTCCTCCTTCCTGAGATGCTTTTTAATGAGTCTGACTAGGGCGGGAACACTTTCCACGCCGCCCCGCTTCATCATCACGTCGAAATGTCTTTTATGTCTTTTATTGAGCAGAAGTTCAAAAACCAAATGGCAAATCGTGCCCCTTTTAGCTCCGCTGTTTGACTTATCGGGTATACCCAAATGATAACGCGCCCAATAAAGCCAACTGCAAGTTTCTAAGAGTTTTATTCTAGAAGCCGAAAGGTATTTACTTACTTTAGGTTGCTTTTCCATTCTAAAATTTCCTCCTTAGACATCTCACCAAAATCTTTTTTGATTGGCAGGCTTACTAAAACCTGTTTGGCGTCAAAATATTTAAGAAGTTTTTTCTCTGCTTTGTCCGCCGCCATATTACCAGCGCTATTTTTATCTGTATCGTTATTAAATGAAATATAAATTTTGCTTAGATCAAATCTTAAAAACAAATTTATTAATGCGACACTAATATCTAATCCAAAGCTTACAACAACATTCTTAATGCCCGTGTCCCAAAGAGAAAGCATGTCTCCAATACTTTCTACAATGATTACTTCTTTGGAGCTCTTTATTTCTTTACCATTATTAGCTAATGGATATTTCCATTGAGATTTATCTCCAATCAATTTCCACTTGGGGCGAATGGAGTCTTTTGAGCTAATTAAATCTCTTCCGGCGAACCCTATGAGTTCTTTTTCATAATTAAAAATGGGGAAAACGTATCTATCTTTCATCCTGCCGTCTTTAACTACCCCCCCCTGAAATATTTGCATCGTCTCCTCTGATACTCCTCTATTTATCCAATAAGAATGATCTGGGAAGACCTTGGCGAGCGAATCTTTCGAGAAGGTTCGTTGCGCTTTTATTTCGGGTTTACTGATATTTTGAATTGCGGCGCGACTGTATTTATTAGAAACCCACTCTTTGGCTTCTTCAATTGTTTTTAAATTCAAAGACAATTTAATTAAATCTTCAAAAGAGCCACTAATATTTCTGGCGAAATCGACAAAATACCCAGTGTCCTTTTTAATACTTAAGGCCGAGTTGTTATCTGAATCCCTATAGATTGGTCTTGTTCTAAATTCTTTGGAGTTTTCGATTATATTTGTATATCCCAAATCAAAAAGTATTTCTTTAATATTGTTCATAATTCGAGATTACTGTCCTTGCCTTCTTCGTCTTGGATTTCGTAGGTTTCCTTGGCTCTTTCCACCACATGTCTTAAAGAGCCCTTTTCTTCTACGTTGAAATTAGTAACATCAAAATTAAGGTAGTTCATCATGTATTTATGAGAACCATCTGGGAG